GCAGTGGTATCAAATTTTCTCTTAATGAGCCGCCTGTAGTGTCAATATCTCTAAATTCACCTGGTTGTAATGGATCATCTTCGTCACGGATCCTCATTCCTCTAGCTTTAAAACCAGCAGGTAGATTTGCAAGAGTACCAGCGTCAATAAGCTGTCTTAAAATAGATGTAGAGGCTTTAGATAGTCCACCGATCATGTGTGATAAACCTAGGCCATAAAAACCGAGGCCAGGTAAAAACTTATACTGAACAAAATAATTAAGTTTATTTTTAAGTGGAGCTGCTTCTATGTAGTTTCTTCTAATTGATAAAACTTGTTCTGAGTCCTCTTCAATCGTAACGATATAAGGTAGTTTTAGTCCAGTTGGCGCACCCGTTTGATCTAAGTCTTCAAAACCTTCAATGTCTAAAACTGTATGTACTTCATATACGGTTCTATTTCTGTTTTCTTTATATGATGGTGATATACCTTGTATTTCATCAATAGCTTCCTCAATATCGGACATATCTTCTGACATGCTGCCAGAGCCAATATCAACATTGGCATAAAAACCTGTTACTTGTTGTTTTTTAATTTCATTAGCTGACATAGTAATACTATGCGTAATACGTTCAGCTGAACTTATATCTGCTGCTTCGTAAGGCACAATAAGATCTTCTGGTGCAATAAATTTAGCTACAGCTCTATTTAAAACATTGTCAAAGTAAACTTTCTTAAAACAGGATCCTGCTAACGGCAGATAAAATAACATCTGATCGAGTTCTGGATCATACTCTTCCATTTCGTTCATAATGTAATAATTCATAAACTCCTGGACTCTTTCAGCTTGGTTTTCAGTGTCTATTGTTCTTGCACCGACAATTTCTGTTTTAACTGGTCCTTTTGCTGGCAACATTTCTTTATATGCTTGTGCCTGGAACTGCGTTACCGCTTCTGCCAAAATTGGGTGCACAACTCCAGATGATCCCTCAAAAGGTTGGGATCTAGTTTCGTCAAACTTCATACCAAGATATTTAAGGCCGTCGGTATATGTTTTTTCCCATTCAGATCTTGATTGTTTGTCGCCCTGGATTGAGCTTAGTAAGTCATTTGATATCTTTTCTAAAGTTATTTGATCAATAAAATCAACCAAATTAGCATCAAAACTCATCTGCGGCATGACATCTTCTTGTATTTCATCGTCTATTAGTATCTGTTCATCATCAACTAATATTTGTGCTGCCGCAGCAATTTGTTCCTCTCTTGTGGTGTCTGGTGTTATTTCTACAGCCGATCCTTGTACTTTTATATCTGGATCTTCGTTTGTTCCTAATTTATCTATAGCCATAATTAATGTAAAATCCTGTTGCGTGGATCTTCAGTCAGCTCCACTTCTGTTCCTATAATAGCCTCAATTTCACCATCAATCAAAAGGCCGTGGTACTCTGCGATGATTTTAGCTTGTGTAAAATCTTTTGCATGTATTAATGGGCCAGAATATTGCTGTCCGTCCCATGTAAAAGTTGTTGCGTATGTTTTAATAATAAACCGTCCTGTTCTTTTTCAATAATTTTATTTCGTCCTGGTAATCTTCTTGCAAGGATATAAAACCACCTTGACGAAAACGCATCAAAGCCATTGTAGCACTATCGCAAAAGTCGTCATAATCACCGAAAGGAAATGATGCCATTTCTTCAATAACCTCTTCGGCAAAATCATCTTCTGGTGCCCAGACCATGCCCGATTCAAAGATCGGTGCAACACTGTTCATTCTGGCTACTTTGTCTTGTCCTCTGCTCGGTGAGTAAGAGGTAACTGGTATTCCCATACGTCTTAATTCGTGTGTAAGCGGTGTTCCAGAGGCTTTTGCTTCTATTAATACGCAATCTGGTTCCCAATATCGGTACTCTTCCAGAGCAAGTTTTTTGAGTTCTGGAAAGTCAAACCTAACTCTTTTTGCATCTAGAAGTATTATTTCATCGTGGTTTTCGTCGCCTCTATTAAATATTGCCCAGGTAGTTATTGCTGAATAGTCAGCTGTTTCTTTTTTTGAAAAAGCCGTATCGTAACTTTGTATAACATAAGAATAAGATGGAACATCTGGATCTTCCCAACGGTTCCACCATTCTCTTTTGACTATAGATCCTTCTTCAGCTGTAGGATTTTGCATCCACTGGCTGTTCCATTTTGATATAGGTAAAGATGCTTTTACGCCCAGTAGTTCTTCTTTTTTCCAAAACTCTGGCCATAAAGGTTTTTCAGAATCTGGCAAAATTGCAGGAAACTCAACAACTTCCCATTTATCAGCATTTTCGTCGCCTTGTTTATTTAAAACTTTGCCAACCAGGTCTTTTGTGCTCCATCTGGTCATTACTATCACTATGATTCCGCCAGGCTGCAAACGCTGTCTTGGACCAGAGGTATACCATTCGTAAGCCGATTCTAATGCTTTCGGTGACATTGCATCTTGTTCGGAATGTGGATCATCAATAATTAATAGATCCGCACCACGACCTGTAATAGCACCACCGACACCAGCAGCAAAGAACTCGCCTTCCTGGTTACTTGTCCAACGACCAGCTGATTTGTTATCGGCTTGTAATTGTAGATCTGGAAAAACATGCTGATAATCATCACTGTCAATAATGTTTCTAACCTTACGACCGAAACGTACAGCAAGTTCAGCGGTGTGAGTCGTTTGAATTATTTTAAGATTACCACGTCTGCCCATCATCCAGGCAGGAAAAAAAGTTGATGCAAACTCTGATTTTGAGTGTCTTGGTGGCAAACATACTATTAATCTTTTGAGTTTGCCGTCGGCTATTTTATTGAATTTATCAGCAATAATTTTATGATGTCGGCCTTCTATAAAATCTGGCCACATGTGTTTTATAAAGGTTATAAAATCTTGCTGGCAAACGTCTTGTTTTTCCAGTTGATCATATCTTTGTAATAACGCAACGGCCTCAGCTTTGTCTTGCTCAGACAAAATATCAAAATCTTTAAATTGAACATCACTCATAAGCGAGCTGAGAAACAAGGTAGCGACGATAAAATATGCAACTCAGCTCTAAGCGATAAACGCCTAGGCGTAGTATTACACACACTTATACTTCGTGCCATTCTTTACCCTCAAATAGTAAAGCCTCCGCCTCTCTTCTTCTAATCAAGCCCTGGAGTACCTTTCCACCAGCTTTGTTCCAACGCTTGATTTGCGCTGGTACTTCGTCATAATTACCTTCGTTTAAAACGCGTAACATAGTAGAGCTGCTCAAATTTGATGGTCCTAAATTGAACGTCCAGGAAACCAAAGCATCGTATTGATTTTGTTCTAACGGAACTTTTACAGCTCTGGTAACAGCTTCCTCAAATTTATGCACATCGTCCATAAGCAGTTCGTCTGCTTCTTCTTGGGTAATTTCCATATCCATGGTTACACCGTGAGTGGATCCGTAACCTATTGTCGGCACTCCTGCTGCGCAGTGATATGCCTTAAGTTCGCATCCTTCAAATTTTTTAATTAATGCTAATCCTTCTTGTGATATTTTCATATTAGTAGTCTCCCCATATTTTTTCTTTTTTGCCACCGTAGTAAGGCACTGCATGGCCTTCTTTACAAAGTATTTCACAAATATCGTCTCCTTCTTCTGTGTAAGGTATTCCTAGAATTCTTCCGTATTTACCTTTACCCAATGATTTTAATTTGAATTTACCGACACACAACTCTTTGAGTCGTTCTTTTGCTGCTAATCCTAATTTTTTTTCTGCTAAATCTCTAGTCCTGGACTCTGGAGTATCGATACCGTGAAGTCTTACTCTTTGTTTGTGTAGTTTTACTGAAAAACCAAGATCTAATACAACGTCAATCGTATCACCGTCAACGACACGATCAAGCTCTGCTCTATATACAAACGCGTCTGGTCCTTTACTCATTTTCTTGCTCCTGGCTTACTGTTACTTTTCTATAATACACGACAACTTCTTTAAGTTCATTGATGTATCTTTTGAGCTCTTGCATGTTATAAGCCATAAGCTCATAGTCGGGTACGGACATAGCAAAAAAAACAACTTGTCCTTGTTCTTTTTCTACTCTAGCTAAAAAATCATCTAAATTTTGTTCCGATACAACATACCAATAAGGTTCTTTAAGATCTATTTCTCTTGGTAGTATTGGTTGAACTATTTTACGTTCAACAGGTTTTGTAATTATTTCTACTTCTTTAGTTGGAATTAGGCTGCAACTGCAAGCCATCATCGAGATTGTCAATACTGCGACTGTCTTGTTCAATGCCATCAAATACCTCCTTTGTGGCTTTATTTACTCTTGGTTCAATTAACCCTGGCTTTGCAGCAGCTAATTTAGATAGGTTGTGTCTTTTAAATATATCTAAATATCTATTCATTTCATTTTGTATTTCTTGTGTTTTAGATTGTAGATCTATTAAACCTTGTGTTTGTAATGCAAAATCTTTTTCTAAAGATTTTATTGCTTTTTTTTGTTCTGCATCTCGTAACTCGTATGCTTGATTAATGCTTACAAGATTTTTATTCTGCATATAGAGAAAACTACTTACAAGAATGAGAACACCTATTACTCCTAATAATACTTTACTCATTTAAACCGTCCATATTTTAAGTTCGTCTTTTTTACCTTTTACTTTTATAGGTTTTAGAGACTTTAACACAAGTTTGCAATTTTTTGCAGTTTCTTGCCCAACTAAAATATCCACACCAACTTCTTTGGT